TGATCGCTACCAATATTGTAGGCTCGGGCATTATGCCAAATCTTGGTGAGGGTGCTTTCGGTGAAAAATGGAAAGAGTGGAGCGAAACAACAGCTTGCGATTACGATGGGCAATTAACTTTTGCCGGTATTCAAAAGATGGTTACAGAGGCAACGGTTGAATCTGGGGAAATTCTAGTTAAAAGAATTTTGGTTCCTAATGATCCGGTTTTCCCTTTGAAGCTTCAGCTCATTGAATCCGATATGCTTCCAATGGATCGGGTTTCTCTGACAAAAAATAACAATAATAGAATCGTGCAAGGCATTGAGTTAAACAGTAAAAATCAACGGGTTGCCTATCATTTATATGATACTCACCCAGGCGGCGTTGCCGAAGAACTTATAAAATCTACTTTCAGCACTAAAAGAATCCCAGAAAGAGACATTGCCCATATATTTAGACAAGATCGCCCCGGTCAATTTCGAGGCGTTACTTGGTATCATGCTGTTATGATTATCTTAAAAGAGCTTGACGAGTACCAGGATGCTCAACTAGTGAGGCAAAAAATCGCCTCTATGTTCGCTGGTTTCGTTAAGGATTACGAAGATAATGGCTTAGGCGATCATGATGATGCTGAGGACAGCGATGATTTTTGTAATTTGTCGCCTGGTACCATTGAAGAACTAGCTCCGGGTAAAGATATTGTTTTTTCTAACCCTCCGGGCGTTCATGATTCTTATCGAGATTATATTTCTTCTGTATTGCATGGAATCGCTGCGGGCCTTGGTGTTTCTTATGAATCACTGACCGGCGATCTATCGGAAATTAACTTTAGTTCGGCTCGTATGGGCTGGCTAGAGATGCACAGGAATTTTGAGTGCTGGCGACAAACGGTAATTAATCCTAAACTTAATAGTAAAGTTTACAAATGGTTTTCCGATGTCGCATTATCTCAAGGTTTGAGCCAAGGATTTGAAAAGCGGGTTACGTGGACTTCTCCAAAGAGAGACATGATTGATCCGACTAAAGAAGTTCCGGCCAAGATTAAAGCTATTAGGGCGGGGCTTATTTCTCCATCCGATGCGATAAGGGAGCAAGGTAAAAATCCCGATGATCATTTTGCACAAGTTGCGAAAGATTTTGAAAAGATGGATACTTTAGGTTTAGTATTAGATTCGGATCCGAGAAAAGTTAATTCTGCAGGATCAGCACAAATAGAAGGGGATGATAGTGAAAAAAGAAATGACACGGAAGCAAGTTAGTATTCCAGATCAATTTTTTCAAACAAGAGTTTTACCAGAGACTTTGAACGTAGAGAAAAGAACTATCGACGTAGTTTTTTCAACTGGCGCTCAAGTAAAAAGATTTAGTTTTATGGATGGCGAATTTACTGAAGAACTTGCCATGGGATCGGAAAATGTTCGCCTTGGTCGCTTCAATAATGGCGCTCCACTTTTAAATAACCATAACCGATTTTCAGGCGTTGAATCTGTGATCGGTGTTTTAGAAAATGCTAGAATGGAAAATGGAGAAGGTATTGCTACCGTTCGCTATTCAGAGCGCGAAGATGTAGAGCCTATTTTTCAAGATGTTAAAAACGATATCCTCCGAAATTACTCTGTTGGTTATAGGGTGCATACTTTCGAGGAAAGATTTGAAGATGGTAAAAGAATTTTGAGGGCTACCGATTGGGAACCAACAGAATTAAGTTTAGTCACTATTCCCGCTGATCCAGGCGCACAGTCTCGAAGTAGCGATAATTTTAATTCATGCGAAATACTTATGGAGGTTCGCGAAATGAAAACAGATCCAAATGCGCCAGCGGTAGTTACACCAGAGGCAAACCCAACAAGAGTTCAACCAGTGGAGGCTCCGAGTGTTGATACAGACAAAATCAGAGCTGAGGCAGCTCAACAGGAACGCACTAGAGCGAGTGAAATTAATACTTCAGTTCGCGCTCTTGGTCTTGATGATTCCGTTGCTCAGAAATTCGTTGAAGATGGAACTTCTATCGAGGAAGTAAGAAAAGAGATTATCGCTCTATCTGCTAAGACTCAAGAAGATGGAACCGTCAGGACTGAGAATGTTAAAGTTCTTTCAAGTGATAAAGATCACACACGCGCGGGAATGGCTGACGCTCTTTCTTACCGTTCTGGAAGTGTTTCGAAGCCTACTGATCAGGCGAAAAGATTCGTAAACATGACAGCTATGCAAATGGCTCGCTATACTTTGGATGATCATAGCTTTGCTTTAAGTCCGAATGAAGTTGCTAAACGTGCTTTCCATTCAACTAGTGATTTCAGTGTTATTACTGAGGATGCTGCTAAGAAGTCTTTACGTTCTGCGTATATAGAAGCTGATTCAAATATCGAAGCTTTTTCTTCTCGCTCAACTACTAATGACTTTAAAGATGTTAAAAAATATCAGCTTGGAGAATTTTCTAGCCTTATTGAAAAGCCTGAAGGTGGCGAGTATAAAAACTCAACCATGGGCCAAGGGAAAGAAACTAACGCCGTTAAGACTTTCGGACGTTCGATTGCTTTCACTAGAGAAATGTTAATCAATGATGATTTATCCGCATTTAATAAGCTACCAAGCGCGATGGCGATGGCCGCGCGACGATTAGAGCTGGACAAAGTCTGGAACGTGTTAATTAACAATCCAACTATGGGTGATGCAAATGCATTGTTTAGTGGCGCTCACAATAACGATGGTGCTGCTGCAGCGTTATCTGATGCAAGTTTAAAGCTTGGCCGTCAAGCTATGCGTCAGCATAAGGGCCTTGATGATGAAGCTAGATTGAACTACACGCCATTTTATTTGGCTGTCGGTACTGGCTTAGAGCATGACGCTGAAAAGCTTGTTAGCTCAGTCAGTCCAACTTCTACCAGTGAAGTAAACCCATGGGCACCGAACGGTCGTACTCCGTTGCAATTAATCGTTGAGCCTCGCCTCGATGATATTGGTACCGCAGCATGGTTCCTATTCACTTCTCCAGGTCAAGCCGAGATGATTGACATCCTTAGCCTAACTGGTGAACAAGAGCCGACTATGGAAAGAAAAGAAGATTTCGACACTGACGGCATTAAATGGAAAGTTCGTCATGAGATTGGTGTTGCTCCGGTCGATTACCGTGGTTTCTATAGAAACATTGGTGTTTAATTAATTAAGGCCCTTCGGGGCCTATCTAACTTTTGGAGTTTTAAAATGGATAATTCAGTTCAACCAGGAAAATATTTAGATCATGTATGCGTAGCGGCGCAAGTTTCTGGCGTTGCTTTCCTTCTAGGTGGGATGCTTGTAGTTCCTGTTTCTAGTGGTGAGATTGGCGATACTATTTCCGTATCTACTTGCGGTGTTTACGAGTTAGCTTTAAACAGTGGTGACACGCCAGGACAAGGCGATCCACTTTATTGGAGTGGTTCTGATTTAACTACTACTCCGGGTGCTAATCAGGTTGCTCAGTGCGCTGAAGCCGTTGCTTCTGGCACAGTTGTTAAAGCACTTCTCGGCGTTTATGGTGTCTAATGACTGCTTTTAAGGGATTAGTTGATGATATGCTAGGCATCGTGATCCCTTGTTGCGGTGAAGAAAATGGGGTGTTCTACCAACATAAAACTGGTGGCTCACCCTATAAAATACCGGCTGTTTTCGATCTATCATTTGAGTTTATAGATCCTGAAAGTGAAAACTTAATTTCTGGCAATGCCCCGAATTTAGGTATCAGGCTAAGTGATTTAAGATTACACCCGAACGTAGATGATAAAGTAACGATTGGTAAAGTTACTTATTTAGTTACCGATAGCCTAGAGGATGGGCAAGGCGGGGCTAGATTGATAATGGTAGAGGACACGGAGTCAAACCAATACGATGAGCGGCAATAAAACAATCCAAGTAGATCGATCGAACATCCGAAGGGCGTTTGTTGAGGCTATTAAAACCGCTAATACCGTGGCCGGAAATACCGTTGTCAATAACGCTACCAAAGCGACATGGATTGAAAAACTCCCTGCAGTTTCAGTCAACACAATTTCAGAATCAGCAAAAATATTTGAGCAATCGCCCCCTAGATGGAAGCGCACGCTAGATTTGCAAGTAGAGTGCAAGGTTGCCGTTAAGGGTAGCGATGAAGAAAAGCTATCTGATGCTATTGATTACTTGATGCATCAATGCGAGCAAGCTTTAGGCTATGCCTGGTCATTCAATGATAAATTCTCTTGTTTGATGAATGAGATGGAAATCACCTCAATAACGGTAGAGTTTGAAGATGGCGGCCAAAACTTGGTAGCTGGCGGCTCTATATTATATCAAATCGAATATTATCAGGACTTCACAAGTAAGCAGGCCAAGCTTGTTGATCTTGATTTGGTTCATGTAGATTATAAACAAGGTGATAATGTAGATACCGAAATCAATTCAGATGAATTTTCCGTTCCAACTATTTAAGGGGTTTAAAATGGAAAGATGTAAAATAAAGCCTTCAGATTCCAAGCTTGTTGTTAGAGATCCAAAATCTAAAAAAAAGCTAGAGGCTGATGGTGAGATTAAAAATTTATCTAGCTACTGGAGGCGTAGAATTAAAGACGGCTCAGTTGTTAAAGTATTAAAACCGGCTCCAGTTAAAAGAGCCTCTACTTATCAGGAGTCAAGTAAATGAGTATTTCATTCAATGAAGTCCCTTCGAGTATTCGCGTACCTTTTATGTATGCTGAATTTGATAACTCGCGGGCTATTCAGGGATCAGGATCACAGCCATATACGGCTTTGATTATCGGACAAAAATTATCTACTGGCGCTGATGCTGAGTTGGTTCCGGCTGAAGTTACTAGCGCGGCTCAGGCTCAATCAAAGTATGGCGAAGGCTCGCAGCTTCATCATATGGTAAAAGCTTTTAAGGATGTAAATCCTCTAATGGCTGTTACTTGTGTTGCTATCGATGATCTTCTAGCAGGTGTTGAGGCTACTGGAAAGATTGATCTAGGCGCGGCTCAAGCTGCTACTGCAGATGGAATCTATGCTGTTTATCATGGCGGTAGAAGATATCAAGTGGCTGTTAGTTCTGGCGATGATCAAGATGCAATCGCTACTGCAATGGCCGCTGAAATCAATGCCGATACTTTAAGATTTTCCGATGCTGCCGTTAATGGCGTTAATGCATATGAAGTTGATCTTACTTGTCGTCATAAGGGCGTTGAGGGAAGTTATATTGATACTCGAATCAATTATTATTCTGATGACGAGCTACCGGCTGGCGTAACAGCTCCGACTATTACTGCGATGGCTTCCGGCGCTGGAAATCCTGATATTCAAGAGGTTATCGATGTTCTAGATGATACTCAATATATCGGTATTATCCATCCTTGGACTGATGCGGCTAACCTTGCTGCTTTAAAGACTGAGCTAGATGATCGTAACGGTCCTTTGCGACAAGTTGACGGCATGGCGATTACAGCTAGAACCGATACATTTGCAAATCAAACTACTCTAGGTGAGTCAAGAAACGATCGTTTTTTAACTGTAATGTCGGCTTATGGACCTGATCATCAGGCACGTTGGGCCGCTGCTTATGGCGCTCGTTTATTGCAAGCCGCTGAGATCGATTCGGCTAGAACTTCGCAAACTTTGACTCTCCCAGGTATTTTAGCTCCAGAGAAATCAGAGCGAAGAAGATTAGAAGAAAACAACCTTCATTTATATGATGGGCTTTCTACGTTCTCAATCGATGCAAGCGATACTGTCCAAATTCAAAGGGCTATCACAACCTACCGCCTTAATGGTTCTGGTGGTGCTGACGAAAGTTATTTGGATTGTACTACTTTCTTTAATCTTTCTTTTATTAGATACGATTTTAGAACTTCATTTTTACAAAAATATCCTCGTCACAAGTTAGCTGATGACGGCAATAACTATTCTAGCGGACAGCCTATTATGACTCCGACTGTTGGAAAAGCTTTCGCAGTTAGTAAGTTTCAGCAATGGCTAGAAGATGGCAAGGTTGAAAATTCAGATCAATTTATTAACGATCTTATTGTTGAGCGTAGTTCTTCAGATGTTAATCGTCTGGACTTTCTAATGTCTCCAGATTTAATAAACAGTTTAATCGTTGGCGCTGCTAAATTCGCCTTCTTACTTTAAGGGAGTAGAAAATGTCAGGTAGAATTAGTGGAATAATTTTCGTAAAAGCTGATGGCGTTCAATACAAGGCTAAGGGTTCTTGGACTTATAACCTTGGCCAGCCAAAAAGAGAAATGATCGTTGGAAGCGATGGGCCTCATGGTTACAAAGAACTCCCGCAAGCTGCCAGCCTTTCGGGTGTTATAACTGATCAAGGTGATTTGGATGTTGCTACTCTTTTGAATTTAACTGAAGTTGATTTGGTTCTGCAGTTAGCAAATGGAAAATCTGTTGCTTTCGATCGTGGAACTTTTACAGCGGATGGTGATATCACAACAGAAGAGGCAGAGATTCAAGTTGAATTTATGGCTGAAAAAGCTAAGGAAATTTAAAAATGAAAACCCAATACCAACTAAAACAACCATTTGACCTTAAGGGCGCTAAAGTAGAAACCCTAGAATTTAGGCGTTTAAACCTTGGTGACTTAAGAGGCGTTGAAAACCTCGCTGCGTTGACGATGAAAGATATTTGTCATTTAATCGGGAGATCGGCTAACCTAGCCCCTCCCGAATTAGATCGCATTGATGTCGCAGATTTGGATGGTATACAAGAAATCATCCAAGGTTTTTTAGTGGATTCCCAGCAGATTTAGATTTAGCAGTTTCAGTGCTTGCTGGGAAATTGCACTTTCAGCCTACCGAATTAAATCAACTTACCGATAAAGACTTTTCTTATTGGGTTGCTCGTTTAAACCAATTCAACGAATTTGAAAAGGAATGTTACGAACGTGCCAACAAGTAATATAAAAGTAAAATTAAGTGACAAGGCATCAGCCGGGTTTAAAAAACTCGGCAAAAATGTCGGCGGTGTTACCAAAAAACTAACCATGATGTCGAATAAGATGGCTCTAACGAGGCAGAAATTCGAAGGCATTGGTAAGAGTGGTAAAAGCATAGCTGGTGCTGGTCGTAGAATAACGATGGGCTTAGGCGCTCCGTTAGCTTTACTCGGGGCTTCAGCTATTAGAGCCGGTCTAAACTTCGATAAGGCTATGAATGAAGTTGAGGCTAAGGCTGAGGTAGCCGGTAAATCAATTCTCGACCTTAGAAACCAGGCTAAAGAGCTAGGCGCTACAACCAAATTTAGCGCTTCACAGGCAGCATCAGCTATGGTTGAGATGGCCAAGGCTGGAAATGATACTCAAAAAATATATGATTCAATGCCAGCTATTTTAAGTTTAGCGGCGGCTTCCAATATGGATATTGGCGAGACTGCAGACATCGCAACCAATATCATGGGGGCATTTAAATTAGAAGCTAAGGACATGACTCGGGTTGCTGATGTGATGGCTTCCACCATGGCTAGCTCAAATGTCGATATGTCAAATCTATCTGAAACCATGAAGGTAGCCGCGCCTGTTGCTGCCAAGTATGGTTTAACTATCGAATCAATGTCAGCGGCTACCGGATTGCTTGGAAATATTGGTATCAAGGGATCTATGGCAGGGACTACTCTTAGG